AATTAACTAGGTTATCTAATTCTAACCATGTTTGTGGATAAATAAAAGGCGCTGTTATAGTACCACCTCTTGACTCTTGAGGATACAACCAAACAAGTGGTCTTTGAGATAAAGGTATCAGAAGACTACCACCTTCTAATGGTGCAGATAATGTATTAGGTAAAGGTGTATAAATCGCTGCAGTTAAACCATAATAAAATGGTGATGCATTAATCATAATCTTTAATTTAAGATTACATCTTAAGTATGCGTAATTCGCCAATTTATTTTTAATGACTGTATGGCTGAAATAGTTATTCCAAACCGGTATGCTAACATTAATACCAGATCCAACAGACCAAGTTGTATTATAAATAATATAAGGTCTGCTTAGAAATTTTGATAATGAAGCATCAGCTTTATATCCATCCAAGTTTACAGCAGATGTAAATGGCTTTGGATCAATAAGTGTTCCTGCATTTTCATCCAGAAAAGTAGTAGTACCTTCTCTTTCGTGATTGGCTCCTTCTTCGTGAGTTTCCTCAATCTGAGCGGATTGCGTAATAGCATCTAGTATAACAGTTGGTTGACTTCTTTGTCTTCGCAAATTTAATGGACAATCTAAAGCACGAACGCCTTTAGTGTCCCCAGAATTTGACCAATTCTGGACGGTTCGTTGTGAATCAGGTGATACAACGAGCTCCACCATTTGTTTTGATTTTTTATTACCGAGAGGTGTGGTTTATAGACTTTTAAGGAGTTCTCTCAATCTCCGTATAGTCTTTGCTCGGGTTGACAACCAGCCTAAATCATCTCTAAATAGAGATTTTGGGGAACGCCCTGGCAGGTTTACTCTTGCACTCCATTCTCTAAAGAAAGTGAGCGATATTCTTTTTAGCAGTAACTAGTACAAGAGAGGTCATTTTGGTTAAGACCATGACCCAATGGCCTATACAACACATAATTTACATCTAGCGCTATAAGGAAGCGTATACAACCATCTAATAATTATATGGGATATTAGATAATCCCCACATTACATCTAGCGCTATAAGGGAGCGTATACAACCATCTAATAATTATCCGGGATATTAGACAATCCCATGCTTGAATTATTCTTCAAGTGGTTGGTAAGACAAGTAAGGAGTCAGTTTCCTTCTCCTTTCTTGAAAGCTCCAAACCATGTCGGAATAACTCTTAATATGAGCCTCAACTTCAAAATCTTTCAAATCAGTTGTTTCAACAATTTCTTTAAAGATTTTATACCATTTTTTATAAGTTTTCTCACCAAAGTGGAAGAACTTCAATAAAGCTCCACTCATTATTTCAAGCATTTGTTGTTCTCTCGTGATTGACTTTGATCTGACCCACATAGTTAAACTATCCGCTATGGATTGAAATTCTATGGGCGCCATTTGACATTCTAATACATCGTCATATCGAAAATACCTTTTCAAAAAGGTGGCCTCCGTGATCTTAATGTATGGTACGCTCTTAGCAGTCTTTTCAGCCATGGTATATCTAATCCCCATTTTCTCATAAGCAAAAACGAGTGATGTATGATTAAACCATGGTGCATAATCGACATTTACTCCCATTATATTATCATCACCATACACCATTAAACGAACATTCTCTTTAAAAGATTCACATTCATTTTCTGGGTTAAGTAGATAATAAGCATATCGGTTGTAAAGACAATTAACCAGACCGTTAAGTATTACTGTCAAGGCATTTCCCGAAGGATTTTTTCCAAAAAATTCAATCAGATCCCCATTAAAATCAGTGGTTGAGTAAATGAGATCTTCTCTAATACCATACAGAATGTTTTTGTCAGTGTCCTTAAAATTTCCAGATAACATTAATAGCCAGTCCAAAATATCAAAAACAGCGTGTAAAAATACTGCTTTCATTGTTTTATCATAGGCGCTAAAGTCACCCGCTATAATTCCATCGGTCCCAAAACATGTTAGGTACTGATAAACATCATCCCATTCTATAGAATCAACATTAATACCAACAGCATTCTCGAATGTATAACGATTGTTCTGTATAAATCGTACAGCTGCTAAATAATACTTTCTTGTTATAAAAGTACTATCAATTGAAGCCCCACAAAAAATTCGTGTCTTCTTAGCTTCAGCCTTAGCAAAGGAAATAGGTTCATCTTTCAAATGAGCCTTATATAGGAAGTGATATCTTTCACCTCGTTTATAACATTCTATTGCTTCATTTATACGACCTTTCAATTCATCATTCAAATCAACTGGATCTAACGTTTCACCAATAGGCGGAATGGCATGCATCATGTATTTCTTGCTTTTGTTCCATGGTGGACCTGCTGATGTGTTTCTATTAATTTTATCAATATACTTTACACCAGGTGCTCCATTGATTGTTTCAAAGTCAGTCAAAATATGTACTTGTTCTTTTAGCATTTCCATATCGATACTCCTAAGGATCTCCTTCTTGAAGCTCTCCTTTACAATATCTAAAATGTCTGTTCTAATAGGTGAATCACATTTAACCATGTCCAATAAACCATTACGCCACGGCTCCCAACCTTTCATCACTGGTTTAGTGACTTTGGGTATGAAGCCTAGTTCCTTAAAACGTTCACTAAGCATTGTTGGCTCCACTCGGGTTTTGGGTTTTGTCCTAAACTTTTCAGTGGATCCATACACATAAGCCG